GTGCAGTGGCAGCTAGGCTTACTGTTGAATCCGCAAAGCTTGAGAACAGTGCTCGCAGGGCCGCTAAGTTTGCTCAAAAGGCTAAGATATCCCGACATATCGGAGTAGGTGCCACCGATCGGTACTGGCGCGCGGCGCATGTAGCTATCAATAGGTCCGTTCGCAGCCTTAAGGTGTTCAGCATTGCCAAGAAGATAAAGCTCGTGGGTGCGGGTGCCGCTGCAGCCCTGATCGGTACCGGCCTAAGCAATGCGTTAAGGCCAAAAGATAACAAGAAGCGTGAGGCGTTACGCGCGGGTGCAATAGGTGCCGGTGTGTTTGCCCTACAGTTAGCCTTCCTTCGTGGAGTGGGCAACAAAGCCAGTCCTGCGATACTTGGAGCACTGAACAAGGCAACTAGAGCGCGAATGAAGAAAAAATGAATTTCTTTGATGAAGTAGACTCACTAGGCATTGCTGAAAGGCACGCCAACAGAGTGCTCAAGCTAGAGGAGTCTTCCGGTAAGTCACTCATTAGCGACTACAAGGCCATTAGGCAGGAGCTAAGAGATCGGTTGACCATGACTCCTAACGATACCTTTACCGCTCAGAAGCTCCGCGGGGTGCTTCTCCAGGTCGAATTAGCCATTGAAGCACAGGGTAGAGCGCTCAAGTCCGGCATGAAGGATTCGGCATCTGACTTCGCATCCCTTGGGGTCGATCACTTGCTCTCTGAGATCCGTAAGTTCCAAGATGAGTTTAGTGGAGCTGTCATGCCCATCAACTTGAATGCCGCGGCGATCGCTGACGACGCATCACAGCTTCTTGTGAACCAATACGACGCATCCATTGACGCATACTCCTCCGCTCAGCGCGGCGCGATCGGATCATCCCTTACACAATCCGTAATCGCTGAAGACGGACTCTATGAGGTGGTAGGCAGGCTCTCTCAGTACATGATGGCAGAGGAATGGAAGGTTTTACGCTTAGCGCGCACTGAGCTACATAATGTTTACAGCCTTGGGAAGCTTACGGGGATGCGAGAATTACAGTCTGGTGATGTTCCAGACCTGAAAAAAGCACTCTATCATCCCATGGACTCGCGCACGGGTAAGGATTCGGTCTACGCACAAACCCTAAATCAGATCGTACCTATCGATGAGCCTTTCTCCTATCGTTGGGGCGGCAAGATCCGCACTTACATGACGCCACCAGACAGGCCAAACGATCGCTCGATCCTGATCCCATACCGCGATTCCTGGGCAAAATAGCCCTAGCAATTCCTGAAAGTTAACGTAACTTAACCATTAAACAAAGCACGGCTAAGACGACGAGCTAGGCTTTTAATGGGTGCTCATCTTGACGGTGGGTTATAATCAAAGGAGAATCGACTTATGTCAGTACAGATTACTGAAGAAACGGCCAATGTTGAGGCGGCTAAACCTGTCACAGCAGCGACTAACGCTAATCCTCCAGGTGAGGGAGCTACTCAAACTGAATTGGAAGATTCGGGATGGGATGAAAAGACCAAGAACTATATCAAAAGCTTGAGAACCGAAGCAGCCAAGAATCGCACTAAGGCAAAAGAGCTTGAAGCTCAATTTAATGCGATCAACAGCAAGTTTTCGGCTCTAGAGAGTGGACTTAAGAAAAGCCTAGGTGTTGAAGGTACAGAGGAATTGCAGCCCGAAGCTAAAATCTCTGAACTAGCAGCTACCAATGAAAACATGGCTTTCCGAAATGCCGTTCTTGAAACAGCGGTTGGACATGGAATTGGTGCAGATCAATTGGAAATGCTTGAGTTTCTAATCCTCAAACGGGCGGATGCCTTAGAAGAGGGTCAGGAACTTACTGATGAAGATATGGCCGAGATTGTTAGCAAAGTGAAGCTGACTAGCAAAGCCATGGGATCATCGACTAGCGTCACGAGTAGTGTCCAAGCAGCAGATTCAAACACGCAAAAAGCGTTATCAGTTGAGTCTTTTGCAAAGATGTCTATCGCTGAGAAAAGCCTTTTGTTCTCAAAAGATCCAAACACTTACAACACGCTCATGGCAGCAGCTCGTGAAAAGCGGCTACTAGGGCGATAACCTAGAGGATATTAACAATGGCTACCACGTTACCAGGCGATTTCGCCTTTGAACCTAAAGTTTGGCAGGATCATATCTCTGCCTATTTCGATCGCAAAATGGCCTTGGGCCAGCTTGCTATGGTTGAGCGCACTCTTACCCAAGAGCCAGGCACAACCATCAATTTCCCATACTTCAAAGCTATCGGTGATGCTGAAGAACCAGCAGCCGATGCGTCTTTGAGTGTTGATAAGATGCAAGATGACTCTTTCAGCTCCACTGTGCGTGAAGTTGCTAAGGCAGTTGCAATCCGTAAGTCGGCTTTGATGAAGTCGGCTACTTCCAGCGAACGTATTTTTGCAGAAGTGCAAGAACAGCTCGCTCGCGTTCATGCTGAAAAGGTTGATAAGGATCTGATCGCTGAAATCAACACCACTGGAAATCACATTCAAGGCTACAGCTCTGTTGGAACTGGCGACTTGATGGACATTCGCAAAGTCTTGGAAGCTAAAGTTATCGGTTTCGGTGACAAGCAAGACCAAGCAGTTGCAATGGCTATGCACAGCTTGCACTTCTTGGACCTGATGCGCGACAGCACTGCAGGCTTCTTGAAGGCTGACGCAAACGATCCATTCTGGCAGGCACCTGGTTTCCAGGGTCGTCTCTTGGGTATGGCTTTGTTTGTCCTCGATTCGATGCCACTTGGCACTGCAATCAGCGGCAAGCGCGTTCATCAGGCTTTCATCATGAAAGCTAACCCATACGGTCTCATCGTAAAAGAAGAGCCAATGGTAGAACGTGATTACGACATTCTCCACCGCGAGCATGTTGTGACAGCTACTCAGTGGTATGCCGTTAAGGCTTTCCACGCCAAGGTTGCCTCTTTGGATCTGCGTATCGCACGCATGTCTGTTGTGACTCAGGCTAACGTCTAATAGGAAAGGGATTAAATAATGTCTGCACAATCTAACGAAAGAAATCCACAAGTAGTGGTTATCCCAGTTGGCAGCCTTGCTGCTAACGCCACAATTCCAGCAATGTACGTTCCACGCGCAGGGAAACTTCTCTCTGCTCACCTGGTCAACAATGCTGCAATCGCTGCATCTGACACCAATTATTGCACGCTGACCTTGCTCTCCGGAGCAACTACGCTTGCAACTTTGGACAGTCGTGCTGCTAACCAAGGCGCATTGGTTCAACGTGAAGGCAAAGCATTCGTGGTGGCAAGTGAAGACTTGGCATCCGGCGCTAGCCTTTCGCTCCAATACGCTGAAGCTGGCACCATTCAGTTGACTGAAGCAGTGCTCGTTCTTCACTACTGGGTAAAAGAGTCCGCCTAATTAACGGACAGTCGTCTCCTTATGGGTAGGGCATCATGCAGCAATGTGTGGTGCCCTGCCTGTCAGGATTCTAAAGGAGTGACTCATGGGAATCATGGCGCGTAGACGAGTAGGCAAGAAAAAGCCTGTAGAAGCAAAGCCAGAGCAAAAGCCAGAAAAAGAAGCTCCCAAGAAAAAGGGGAAGTAAATGGCTTTAACCGCTCAAGAAAAACACGACACGATTAGGTTACTCGGCTGGACCGCTAAGGTTCTCGAAGTCAACAGCCTGGACTACAATACCATTGTAAACGATCGGTTGAACACGATCCCAGTAGAGGGCGAAGAGTCCCTTCGCTTGCTGCTGATCAGGCTTGTGGGCTTGGACGCAAAGCTAGATAAGGCTTTGTGCCGAGTTTCCACGCTAGAGATCGGCGACATTAAGCTCAATCCCGAAGAGATCCGTTTGCTGCGTAATGAGCGCAGGCGGTTGATTAAAGAGCTATCGGAGCTTACTGGCATTGCATTTGTGTCCATGATCGGAAGCAATAGCGTATCGGTTTGCGTATGAGCTTAAACGAATGCCTAGTTTCATGCCTGGATGACGTTTTAGGGATTCGTGATGACATTGGCGCTATTAAGCAGCCCGTTTTTATTATTACCAGGACATGGAGCGGTGAAGCACCTGGCGACGGCACAAAGCGCGACACTGAAAAGCAAGTATTACCTACTCCAATGGTTGTAGATCTATCTCACAGCTTGAGAATCCTTGAAGGTGGAGCTGTGAAGCGTGGGGATCTTATCCTCAAGATGATATCCAAGAATCAATTTCCACTAGAGAGTGAAGTAGACGGCAAGTCTCCATCACGTAACGTAGAAAAATTCTACCGCGTGGGCGAGGCTTACTACCAGGTGATTAGCGTCACTGAAGATTACGCATGGTGGAACGTGCAGATCCGGCGTGTCGCGTTTAGTGGGAGATAAGACATAGGTGGCCGTTAAAACAATCGAGCTAAAAGACTTCTCCAAGGAATTAGCTAAATACGCAGAAGAGCGGAAGGAAGATCTTAAGCGCGCGACTATCAACGCAGCCCTGAGATCCGTTCCTCGCCTCGTCGCCAAGTCTCCAGTTGATACAGGGCTGTACGCGCAATCCTGGGACACTCAAATTGATGAGGAGTCCGCTACCGTGGGTAACTACGCCCCCCATGCTCCAATTATAGAGTATGGCGCTAGGCCGTTTACACCACCGATCGCACCTTTGCTTGCTTGGGCTAAGCGGGTACTACAAGATCCTTCGCAGCCACCGGAATACAGCTCCGAAGTGTGGGCACTTGCAAAAGGAACACAGGCAAAGATTGCTTTAAAAGGCATTGAACCGCATCATATAATGGAAAACGAGATACCTTTAATCATGGAAGACCTGCTAACGGAGATGCGCAGAGATGGCTAGGTCCGTACAAAAGACTCGCGAAGCACTGATTGCGCACTTGACGCAGAGCCTTAGCGATCTACGAAACATCAAAGACGAATGGCCGGAAGCTAACGAGGAACTTCTCTATCCTTGCCTCTCTATCTTTCAGAGATCTCCAACATTCACCAATTTATCGCCCTACCAAGTAACTGTCACGAGTCCCGACACGCTGAATCAAGTCACTAGCGCATGGGTAGTGGGGATGTACGACATTGAGTTCCAGCTCGATCTTTGGTGTGAAAATAAAAGACAAAGAGATGAACAGTTTGATAAACTTTTCTCTGCATTAAACCCTATTATTACTCCGATGGGCCTAAGCTTGAAGCTGCAGGACTATTATGAGCAATGGGCTAGGTATGATTTGGTCGGGCACCAAGTCGAAGACTCTGAAGAGGAATCGCAGCGTAGAGAGTGGAGAGCCACTCTTAAAGTGCGGTCCAATGTCAGGGAAGTGTTAAATAGAACTGATTACGGTATTGTAGAAACACAAACAGTTTTCGAGACTCCGGATTTCATACCGGAGCCATAAGTTTGCCCGACAGGGTGAGGAGGGGTTTAAATGGGAATTTATAGAAGCACAGATCCTACGACGTGGGATGATGTAGATGGTATTGTCATTAATGAATCAGCGCCAGCGCCAAACATTCAAGGCGTTGCTAGCAACATTGCTATCATGGTCGCTCAGTTTCAACGTGGGCCGCATGACCTGACGGAAGTTGGTTCTATCGGTGAATTGCATGAGCAATTTGGCCGTAGCACTTATGCGGGTAACCAAGCGCTCAAGAATAAGAAGTTTGGCCGTCTCCGCGTGATCCGCGTTGAGGCCACTGGCGCTGCTAAAGCATCTGACACTTATGAGTCAAGCTCCACTGCCCGCCTTACACTTACTGCAAAGAGTAAGGGCCTTTACGGTAACTCGATCACTGTAAAGATCGAAGCTGGCTCATCTGCGGGCAAGAAATACACCATTCTGGACACTTCTGTTGGCGCAGTGTTGCCGCAGGAAGTCTATGACAACGTGTTGATCACTGAAGCGGCATCAAAGCTTTCTGTTAGCCAATTGGTTGACGTGACTGTGCTTTCCACTGCAGCAGAACCAGATAACCAGGCAGCAACAGCACTTGCTGGCGGCTTAGACGGAACTGTTTCGGACGCTGACTACCAGGCAGCAATTGATAAGGCAGCAGTTGAGCGCGCAGGCAACTTCTTGTTCCTCGATGTGTACTCTTCTGCTCGCCGCTTGGCTCTCAAGCAACACGCTGCTGACACTCAGGACAAGATGGTTATCTTGGCTGGCGATGAAGTTCAGACTTCTAGCGCTGTGATTGCTGATGTTGCTTCTCATCGTGACGGTGAAGGCCGCATCATCTACGCTTATCCTTGGATTCAGACTTCTTTGGATGGCGTGTTGGCTTTTGTTAGCCCTGCATCGTTCTACGCTTCTGTGTTGTCGCAGACTGCTCCAAACATTGATCCAGCATATGCTGCTAACACTCAGTTTTTGAGTGGTGTGGTTGGCTTGAAGTACACGCTCACACGCGCGCAGTACATCCAGCTTAAGGATGCAGGTGTCAGTGCGTTTGAGCTTGATGCTGACATTGGTCCTAAGATCAAGAGCGGCATCGTGACTCAGATTGCAGACAGCTCCAAGATCACTGTGCTTCGTCGCAGGATGGCGGACTACTTGACTGACTCTGCAGCACGATTCCTCAAGAACTACCAGAATGCTCCTAACACGAAAGAAAACCGCACTGCTGTAAAGGGTGCTGTGTTGTCCTTCGTGGAACTACAGGAACAAGCTGGCATCTTGCCACGAGACAGCGAAGTTCAAAGTGGACTCGCAAAGCTTGTGGACTCGGAAAGCTTGAACACAGACAACAGCATTGCACAGGGGTTCTTTAAGCTTCTGTGGAAACAACGTATTTTCAGCTCGATGCGGTTCATTGTTCTCCAGGCGGAGATCGGTGAGAGCGTAGTCGTAACGGAACAAGGATAAGGGGTAACCAATGAGTGCATCAATTCGTGGTCATCAGGGCCAATTTAAAGTGTACGAGAATGGAGCGCTCGTTAACATCGTCAATCTGACGAGTGTTGACGTATCGCAAGATTCTAGCTTCATGCGATCTTTCTATGTCGGCAATGTCACTGGCGAAGGCGACCAGGCTATCGAAGGATGGTCAGGATCTGTTGAAACCGAAGTGAAAGATGACGCAGTGGACTTGTTCATTGACGCTCTGATCCAGAATAACCTTGCTGGTATCGGCGTGAGTGACTACACGTTCATTACGACAGAGTTTTATCCAGACGGTGCTAGCTCCAATTACGTCTACTTTGACGTGCAATGGAAAATGAGTAAGCGCCAAGCTGGGTTGAACGAAAAGATGACAAAGCGTCTTGAGTTCCAGGCATCTGGCCGTAAGCGTTTGTAATTTAAAAAGGGGGGCTTGAGCGTAAGGAACTCAGGCTCTCCTTTCATCAAAAGGGAGACGACATGGAAACTTTAGTAAGCAAGGTAGTTCTAGGTACTGGCAAAGAAGTATTGCTCAGAGAGATCAAGATTAAGCATCAAGAGCTTGCTATGCGTGCAGTTGGATCTGCAGCAGGCGATAACTCGACCTTGCTCGCCTATCTCACTCAAAAAGAGATGCTGAAGATGCTCATCGTTCAGATCAACGGCAAGGACATGAAGCCCGCAGAGCTGGAAGACTTGGATGAGCTTTTCTCTTATGCAGAGTTCATGCAACTTGCTCAAGTATTGGGCCAGCTCGCAGGTGGTAGCGATATGGGAAAGTTCCAGTTAGAACTAGTAAGCTCTGGCGGACAATAACCTGGATTTGTCGCTACACGTCTTTAAAACCTGATGACGTGATGGCTCTAACCCCTTGGCAACTTGCCCTACTCAGTGAGAACCTAATGGAGATCATCGAAAGGGAGTCGGGGCGTAAATAATGGCAGTCGATCAGGTCTTTAGAGTCCTTACAGAGTTCCGGTTTGAGGTTGGATCTGCGGTAGCAAGCTCCGGTGCGTTAAAGAATGCCGTTGAAGGCATTTCTCAAAGCGCTGAAGAGGCTACTTTTGCCCTTTCTCGCATGACTGCGGGTCTTGCCGCTCAAATGTCCCTGGGTACTGGCGGCATATTAGGCGGCCTGGGTGCTGCTATTAAGTCTGCAGACAAGTTCCAACAGACTCAGATCGCGATCGCCAATCTGATGAATGCCCAGGCTAACCCATTCCAAGATCGAATGGCTATGGCGGCTGGGCACATGGAGCACATGAACAAGCTCGCTGCTGAGTTTGCTCTGCCTACCGATGACCTGATCAACATGACCAAACTGATCGCTCCAATGATCAGGACTCACGGCAAAGATGGTGCTGTGGGAGATCCAAACTTCTCGGTAGCCACCGATGTGGCGCGTAACTTCCTAAAAGCAGCTCCTACACTTGGCATTGATCCGACACTGGCCACTGGACAGCTCCAGCGCATGGTTGGTGGTCAGGCTAGCATGGGTGATACCCTGTTTAGCCGGTTGGTAGCCGATACCTCCACCATGGGAGCGATTGGCAAGAAGGGCGGATCAAAAGCTTTTAATGCCTTACCGGAAGGCGAGCGCATCCAAGTTATCATGAAGTCGCTCAAAGAGTTCACCAGTGACGCTCAGGTGCTCGCTGCTAACGTCAACACGCTTCGTGGGCAAATGCAGCTCTTGAAAGATGCGTTTACGGGCACTTTCTCGATCATGCGGCCATTCGGCGAGATGATTCAGAAGATGTTAGTCTCTTATCTAGTGCCAGTTAACGCATGGCTAAGATCCAAGGGCGCTTTCATCGGTAAAGAGATCGCGCGCATGATCCAGCCACTTACAGAGAATCCTGAGAGAGTCATTGCGACTCTTATGGGTTTGCGAGATCTGAAGAAAAACTTGGATCTAACAGGAACTCTGCTCGCTACCACAGGAGCTATCATCGGACTGCATCATGCCATGATGATGTTTGGTATTAAAGTACCATTGTTGAGTCCAGCACTTCATGCAATGAATGCGGCGTTAGACTTCTTTGGAATGCGACTCTTCATGTTCAGGGCAAGCACAATCCCACTTATTGGGATCTTTGATAAGCTTGTGATCTTCGCAAGTAACCTCATCGCACCACTGATCCTAATCATGGGAGTGTTCCAGCTCATCTCCAGAGCCATTGCGATCGCTCGCATTGCAGACGCCAAGGCTATTGCGGATCTGATCCCTAAGTTTGCAACGGTATCGGCTAACTTCATGCGCTTGATCGATATCTTCAATGAAGGGTTCAATAAAATCGCAGAGGTAATCTCTCCAATCTTCCGAGTGTCTGGATGGTTTGAGCTTTTGATTGATATTTTAGACGGCGTTACTACGGGCCTAGCGCTCGCTGTGGGCGGATTCCAAGGCTTGCTATGGGGAATCATGGCGTTCATAGATCAAATCAAATCAGGGCTAACTGGCGGCGGGTTCAGCATGGATGCGGTGGGCACTGCGTTTGATGCTGGCGTCAATGAGATCCTAGAGCGCGTGTTTGGAAGTATTGATGGTGGCACAGCTACTGTAAACCAAGTGCAGAACATCGCTAAGGTCGAGATCAATCAGCAATTTAAAGAGCAGCAGCAGCCTGACCGCATTGCGTTCGCGCTTAAAGATCAGTTAACCAAGATTGACCAAAACAGAACATCAGCGCGTGGCCGTTCCTTTGCTGGCGCGACCTTGGGGGGCTAAATGGGTATTTTAGAAGCACCAGGCAGTGTAGTTAAGGGCGTTCTAGATCCAATTGGCAGCCTGATCGCTAACCCGTTCTCTCGTAAGCCTAAGGGTGAGTCTCCAAAACCTGACTTCCCTGATGGCTTTCAGATTGTTGAGATCGTGGATGGCCAAGAACTCACGAACGAGAAGGTAACGCTATTAGGCAATCAGTTGCCCATGCAGCCTTTTACCTTTGGTGGCTCTCAGCGAATCAAGAAAGACTTCTATCCAGGGCATAGTGAACCTACCGTTCAAATCTTTGGGCCTGAAGAAACCAATATCAC